TATCTTCGCCGAGCTCTGCAAGGTCATCCTGCAGGCTCTCGAACTGCGAAACGATGACACCGCCCGCCGCTGTGAAGTTCCCGCCCAAGGCCAAGGTGATGGCTTGACCAATAGCCCCAAAGGTGTCCATGACGACCTTGAGCAGCGTCTTGAATAGGTTCGGAATAAACTGCGTAAAGGTGTAGGAGAACACTTTGCGGACGCTGTTGCCGAATCCGACAATCTTGTTGTACAGCCAGATGAAGGCGTTGCCTACGCCTGCGATGATCTTAGAGGCTGACTCCTTGAAGTACATAATTGCCGCGATGACTCCCGCGATACCTGCGACCACAAGGCCAACAGGCGACACAAGGACAGCAAGAGCGCCTGCGACCACGCCGATGGCGGTGGCGATGGGGCCCGCTGCTGCGACCAAGAGGCCGAGCGTCACGAGCATCGTCTTGGTGTTTGAGTCCAGCGCCATGAAGCCGTGCACCATCTTCTCGATGAATGCGGCGATGTTGATGGCGACAGGCATCAGAGCGTTGCCTAAAGCGATGCCCGCATTGATGAGCTCGTTGAGCGCTTTCTTGAACTTCTTTTCTGCCGTCTGGCTGACATTCTCGAAGCCCTTGTCAACGATACCTGTGCTGTTCTGGATGTTATTGAGGATGTCCGCATAGGCTTCGCCCTGCGCCCCTGCCGTGCCTAAGACATTCGACAGGGCTCGTACATTACCAAAGACCGAAGCGAGTGCGTCGTCGTTGCCCTCGAAGGCCGTGAGTAGTTCAGCAAGCGTTGCCTGCAGGCCCTGCGTGCCGAGTTTCTTTCTAAGGTCTGCGGCTGTGTAGCCGAATTGGTCAAGAATCTGAGCGGCCTCTGTAGTGGGCTGCAAGAATGTGGTCATGACACCACGAAGACCGACGACAGCCTCTTCGGTAGGAACACCCAAGCGGGTGAAGGTTGCGATGTTCGCACCGAGTTCTTCAAATGAGATGCCGAGCTGTGAGGCGATACCGACGATTCGACCGAGAGTAGGAGCAAGGTCTGAGGCCTCAAGGTTACCCTCTCGGACGATAGAGGTCAGAATGTCCGTAGCGCTTGCCGCCGTGAGTCCGTCCTTAGCGTATGCCTGGAGGACACCCGTCAAGCCGCGAGCCACTTCCTTGGTCTCACCGAGTCCAATCTCTGAGGCCTTCGCTGACATCGTGAGGACATCAATGGCCTCAGCGCCGCGAATACCCGCAGAAGTGATGACGAACAAAGCGTCGGCAAGGTCGGCCTGCGTTTGGCCTGTAGCGCGTGAGACATCCAGAACGCCCTGCTTGAAGTCTTGGAGCGTCTGGCCTGTGATGCCTACGAGGTTCTCAATCTTAGCGAATGAGCTGCTCAGATCGGTGGCGAGCTTAATTCCTGCACCTCCAGCGAGAGCGAAGGGCATCGTGAAGTTGCGAGTGATGCCGCCGCCGATGCTCTTCATGCTTGAGCCAAAGCGTTTCAGCTTTGTCTGCGCAACTTTCAAGCCGCGTTCCAGAGGTCGGAGGTCTACCCCGACTCTGACATTCACATTCGCTATTCTTTTCTTTGCCATTTCGCGAGTCTCTCTTTTACTTGCTCGGGTGTGAGTTTAGGCCCTATGTGCCTCTTTTTCTTTTCCCATGGGAACTCGACGAGCTGCTGCGGACTGATACTCTTGCCTCTTGGCATTTGTATGTTCACAAGCACGGCGGTCTGCCATCGTGTTCGCTCCCATTCGTTCTGTTGCACAGAATCCTCAAAGTCCAAATGTCCCTTGATGGCGTTCTGTAGTTCTCTGGGCGTAAGGTCGTAGAAGTCCCCTATGCCCATCTTTAACATACCCAGAGCGAGCTCTTGGTAGTAGTCGTAGGAGATAGGCCCAAGCCCTTCCGAGCTTGAGCCTTTTACTCCCCCTGTTCTTCGTTGCTAAAACTCTGCGCAAATAACTCAAGCACCTCGTTGATGGCGGTTGGTGATTCGTCCAGCCAGTCGGCTACATCTTCAAGTTGATGGTTGAACTTTTGCCGCTCTACGCGGGCCCCGTTTTTGAGGCCGCAATAGATGAGCTTGACAGCGTCGGTCAGCGTCATGCTGTCGCCGAGCTTGTCGAGTTCGTTCAACTTATAGCCGCTCATGTCCGTGAAGTTCATAAGAGCAGCGAATCCGAATTTGACTGGGCGATCTTCGCCCCCGAGATTGATGTGCTTAGTCATTGTTGAGAGTTATTAGGCTACCGTTGAGAATGTTACTGCTCCGCTAATCTCGAAAGAGGCAGAGTAGGTTGCGTTGTCTTCCGTGGCGGCGCTTACCTCCAAAGAAGTCAAGTAGCAGGTTGCGCTCCAATAATCGTCACCAGAGACCTCAGTAGAAAACTTGACGGTCAAGGTGGTGCGGTTAGAGAAAGCAGTCATCAAAGCATTAACGCCATAGGTGGCATCGTCTGCATAAAGGGCGCTCACAGAGATTGAGCCGCTGCGAGTTCCTTCAAGTAAATCACGATACCCAGACGAGTCTTTCGTCGTAGCGTCGCGGGTGTCCATTGAAAGGCTGATAGAGCCTTCCGTAGCGTGAGCAACAAGCGTGCTGCCCACATACACGCCCAAAAGCGTGCCGTTCATAATACCAGTCGTGGCCATTATTCCTCGGTTTTATTGTTGTTTTTATCTTCTTTCTGGGTGGGCTCTTGCCCGAATTCTACAGCGTGCCCTTTCTGGATAAGTTCCGCTGCATATTCATTGGTTACGCTAAAGGTAGTACCTTTTGCAAGGGGTTTACTACCTTCAACGGCCAGTCTTTTCAATAGAGTGATCTTCATCGTTGTACTCGTATTACTACCTCAACGACAGCAACATAGACATCGTTGTCATCGTCGAAGTTGGTTTCAAAATCTGTGAACTGAATGCTCTGCACATTTACCCCATTGACGATACCAGAGTAGCGGTCAAGGGCACCGCGAACGGCCTCGCTCAAAGCAATGGCTTCGGAGTAGAGGCTGCTCACGCAGTTGATGTCATAGCGTTCCTCGTCGAGCGTGCTCACGCCGCTCTTTGTGTCGCTCGCTGCGAGTCGTGTGATGTTGTACACCACAAAAGGAAAGGGGCTACCTTGCGCCGCAACATCTGGAAAGATGCGCGTGGAGCAGATTGCCTTCACTCCAGCGTTGGTGCTGAGGATGCCGTAGATTGCCTTGCCTGCTTTCATCAGATGCCGAGCTTAGTGATTGAGGTCTCGAGGATGGTCTTGATTTCTTTGGTCAAGGCGTTGATGGTCTGCTCCTTACCCATGTCGAAGCCTCTGTCTACATAGTTGACATTGCGCTTGTCCTTGATGGGTGAGGTCTGACCGCCTCTGCGTTTGGCGGCTCTGTTGAGCCCTTTGGTTCCTCCGCGATTGGTTCCGAAGTTAACCATTGCAGCATAGTAGCCGTCGGCGTTTGCCTTTGCTTTGCTGCCGAAGCGAGCGCCCACATTGACTACAAGCGAGCGTCCGCGTGTGGTCATTATGGTGTCGATGGATCGCTTGAGGTTTCCTGGTCGGTAGGTCACATTGAGGAACTTGTTGAGCCCTGTGCTGCGGTCTTTACCCTTCCTTAATAGTCGAGAGAACTCGCTGCGATTGCGGCCGTTTTGAATCGCCTCTTTGATGGCTTTCTCCATTGGCTTGGCCGCCTTCTTGATGCGTGCTTTGATTTGTCGATAGGACTTCTTGTCTATCTGACGCAACTCCTGCAGCTTCTGCACGGCCTTTTCCATCCCATCTATTTGAATAGTAATAGCCATCAGTCTACGAGTCTCGTGATTAGGTGCATGAATTGCTTGCGTCCGACGGGCAAGATTGCCTCGACTTCAAAAATATCGCCATCCCATGAGACCTGCATCTTTTCATTGATGGCGCTGTTGTAACGAATGCCGAAGTCTACACGCTTGACAGAGCCGAGGCGGTCGCTCTCTTCTTTCTCTGTGCCCTTCATGTAGTCGACCTTCGCCCACACTTGAGTGATGACTCCAGGCAGGGAGTCAATGGCATCGACCACGCAGGCCGTGCCTTCTGTTGTACCTCCGTCTGATACTACCCGTTCGCCATATTCATCAACAAAAGCATCCTGCCCCATCGTGCGTACCTCTTGACCATAAGCGTCGGTCTGAGTGTATGCTGTGAGGATAGTGATGCGGCGGTCTAATTCACCGAGGTCATTGATGGGGAATAAGCTCATCAGAAAGTCCAGACGCGGTAGGGGTTCATCAAATACTCGGCGGCGGTTGGTAGACGCTTGACGCTATCTTGCCGCTTTTCATACATTTCGGCAATCATTAAAAGCATGGCCTGCCGAATAGGTGCGGGAACATCCGAAGAGGATGAATAGCCGCATACATATCGCACGATGACAGCGTTGACGGTGTCCTTTGTGGCATACCATCCGTTATTGCTGACGATTCGGCTGGGTTCGCTAACCAAGTCGGTGGCGTAGTTCGCAGAGCTGATTGTCTGCTCGTCGCCTGCGCCGTCCACATATTTGACACTCGTAACGCTCTGGATTGGGCCACGGCTCAAGAATATGATGTCCTTGTCTTCTGGGTTGCGGTAGTTCGGGAAAACATCGTAGAACTCCTCGATGGTCGTAGTCATCAGAATGCGACGAGTGTAGGCTTCGGCCATAGAGCGCGCAGCCGTGATGAGCACACCGATGAGGGTGTCCTCGTCCGAAGAATCAACACGCAGGAAGCTCTTGACCTCTGCGGTAGTTAGCGGCTCGCTTGTCGCGGGTGTGATGACTGAAATGCTCATCGGGTTTCTTTCTTGGCTTTAGAGCTTGATGTTTTCTTTGTCGCGGAAGCAGGCTCGGCGATAGGCTCGGCGAATCCTGCTGCGATCCATTGGGCTGCCTCGTCAGAGGGTAGCTCCGCCTCACTACCTGCGTAGTGGGCGAAGCCGTCCCCGACGATGGTCTCTTTGAAGAGTACCTTCATGGTGTTAAGCGATTAGGCTT